CTCTCGCACTTGATGGAACTAACGATTCTATAAGTATTCCTTCTACTGGAGATTTTGGATTTGGCACAAATACAGACTTCACAATTGAATTCTGGGCATACGCTAATACAACTGGTCTTTCTAGTGCAACCTTATTTGACTTAAGAACAAATGGATCTGATACTAATGGTATCAGTGTTGCATACCGTGCTGCTGGTGAAGTTGACATGCGTGTTGGTACTACAACCGCTATCACTGGTTCTGGTGCAGGTATTGCTACAGGCGTCTGGAAGCACTATGCACTTGCTAGAGAGGGCACAAACACTAGATTGTTCGTTGATGGTACTCAGAGAGGTATTAAGACCTCTGACACAACTGATTACGGTGCATCTAAAGGTTTAGTTATTGGTGCTGACTTTGACGGAACAGCAAATGCTGTAAATGGTTGGATTGATGATTTTAGAATTGAATTTGGTGTTGCCAAATATACTTCAAACTTTACCGCTCCTACTTCAGAATTAACTGGTGATAAAGATACAGTTCTTCTTCTTAACTTTAATGGTGCTAATGGCATTACAACAACTACCGATAATGTAGTTCGTAATCAAGACATTCGCATTACTCAAGCAGGTGGTGGCATTGGAACTGCTACTAAGGTTATCCTTGCTGACTACAGTCAGTTTGGTGCTGACATGCGTTCTGTCAGTTGTGCTGTTGAGTATGGTCAGAAAGGTGTTATTGCTGATGGTGATGGCGTTACAATGCGTCTCTTTGCACTTAACTTTAATATGGTTGGTGCTGGTGCAGATATCACTAATGATCCTAACCTTGCAATTCAAGCAAACGAAGTTACTGAACTGAATAACGGTGATGTATCCTTCGTCAGTATTGACCAGAAAGGAGACTTTAGAGTTGGTGATGCATTTATAGTTGATCAAGAAAATGGTACAGTATCATTCTCACAACAAGTAACAAGTCTACAGGCACTATCTAATCTAACGATTACTGATGGTTCAAACAGCAGTCAGATTACACCTAACAGTGGTACATTTGGCAATATTCAAATTGCTGGTAACAATATTGAATCCACATCTGGTGATATCAACATTGACCCTGCTGGTGCTGGTGATATTAACATCACTGGTAATGTAAATGTCTTAGGTATCTTAACTGCTACAGTTATTCAGTTAGATGCTTTCCAGAAAAATGATACATCAGTTGCTCTTGATGACTCTGGTTCTGACGGAACTATTAGATTTAACACTGATAATGTAGAGGCAGCAAGAATAGATGCTAATCAGAAAGTTGGTATTGCAACTGCTGCACCTAGAGACAGATTAGATGTTCTAGACACTGCTAGATTTGAAAGAATCAATGCCACAGGTGTTGTAACCTTCAGCAATATTGCAGATGTTAATAACATTGATATTGTAGATGCCAAAATTGTTGCTGGTTTGGCAACAGACTTTGCAATTACCAATGCTAAAATTCAATCTGGTATTGCAACTGATTTAGTTGGTACTGCTGCTACTATTACTAATGTAGATTTTGTCAACGCTGATATTGAATCTGCCAAAATTACTGCTGGTATTATTACATCGTTAGTTGGCACTTACGCTACTATCACAACCTTTGATACAGAAACTGCTGATCTTAAGGATGTCAAGATTACTACTGGTATCATTACAGACATCGTTGGTACTGCAGCAACAATCACAACAATTGATGTTTCTTCACTTGATGCTGTTGACGCTAAGATTACTGCAGGTTTAGCAACTGACTTTGCAATAACAAATGCCAGAATTCAAACTGGTATTGCTACTGAAATGACCTTCGCAGGTTTCTCAACCTTCGTTGGTATAGCAACATTCCAACAAGACATATTTGTTGCTGGTAACTTAAATGTTATTGGAGATGTAGTTTATGATGAAGTTAATGGTAGAAACCTTAATGTAACTGGAGTTAGCACATTCAATCTTACAGTTATTAGTGGAGTTGCAACAATCTCTGATATCAAGATTGGTGCTGGTGGTTCTAGTACTAAGATTGAGACAAACACTGGAGAACTTGTTCTTGATTCTGCATCTGGTCAAATTACAGTACAAGATAACTTTAATGTTGTTGGATATGCAACATTTAAGAACGGTCTTTACTATCGATCTGATCAAGGAGGAATTACAGGCATAGGATATAGCGGTCCTAATGGCATGGCATACTTTGAGGATGACGGTAGATTGGTAAGTTCTGCAAGCACTGTAGGTTTCCTAACTACTTCTAACTTCGTTATGACAACAGATGCTGCTGGCATACCCAAGTGGTCAAATTCAATTGATGGAGGATTCTTCTAATGGCAAAACCAAATAGCAGAGCAACATTACAAGATTATGTTTTCAGACAATTAGGTGCTCCTATTTTGGAAATTAATGTTGCTGATGAGCAATTCGATGATCTTTTAGATGACTCCCTCCAATACTTTTATGAGCGTCATTTTGATGGTGTAGAAAAAGTTTTACTTAAGTACAAAATTACCTCTGATGATATCAAAGAAGGTAGAGCAAGAGGTAATGGATTTAGTGCTGGTATAACAACTACTACAGGAGGAACTGATTCATTTGAAGAAAATTCAAATTTTATAACTGTTCCTGATTCTGTTATTGGTATAGAAAGGGTACATCAATTTGATAACAATGCCATTAGTAGTGGTATGTTTAATATTAAATATCAATTATTCCTTAATGATATTGCATTTAATTTAGGATACAATGGTCTCTTAAATTATTCAATGACCAAAACATATCTAGAAGATATTAATTTCTTATTATCAACTACACCACAAATTAGATATAATAAACGAAATAATAAATTATACATAGATTGTGACTGGGCATCAATAACAGAAAATACTATTATTCTTATTGAATGTTATAGGATCATGGATCCAGCAAATTATGCCTCAGTTTACAATGATATGTTCTTGAAAAGATATCTCACAGCAAAAGTTAAAAAACAATGGGGTCAAAATTTAATTAAGTTCCAAGGAGTTAAATTGCCAGGTGGAATTGAATTAAATGGTAGACAAATTTATGAAGATGCAGATTTTGAGATTAGAGAAATTGAAGAGAAGATGCAAGATACATACGAAATGCCAGTCCTTGATATGATAGGGTAATGCCAGTCAATCCGTTTTTCCAACATGGTTCTCCTGATGAGCAACGATTAGTTCAACAACTAGTCGATGAACAGATATCTATGTTTGGAATAGATTGTTTTTATATTCCAAGAAAACAAATTCTTACTGATGATATTTTAGGTGAGGTTCAATCATCTAAATTCAATGACAATTATCTAATTGAGGCATATCTCAATAACTATGAGGGATATGCTAAGGGTAGTGATATCATGTCTAAGTTTGGTATCAACTTACAAAATGAAATTACACTAACAATTTCTAGAGAAAGGTTTGAAGATTTTATTGCACCATTTCAATTTAACTCTACAAACTTACAAGGTGCATTAGATGGAGATATAGATTTTGGTACAAGACCTAAAGAAGGTGATTTAATATTTTTCCCTTTAGGCGAAAGGTTGTTTGAGATTAAACATGTAGAACATGAGAGTCCATTCTTCCAATTAGGTAAGAACTATACTTATGAACTTCAATGTGAACTCTATCAACTTCAAGACGATATTATCGACACCAATGTTGCTCAGATTGATAGCAGATTAAGTGAAGAGGGATATATTACAACAGTATCTTTAGCGGGTATTGGATCTACTGCTAAGGCATCTGTCGATACCTTTGGTTTGATTGGTGCAATGCAACAAATCATATTAAATGATGATGGATCTGGATATACTAGTGAACCTGCTGTAACTGTTGAAACTTCTCCTGCAGGTGTTACAACATCATTTGGTAGTGCTATTGCAATTACTACATCTTTAGGAAATTTAAATGCAGTTAAGACGGTAGCAATTACTAATACAGGTTTTGCATATACTGAACCACCTGCTATTGGATTTGGAACACCAGGCGTAGGTGCTGCTGCCACAAGTTCTTTGACAAATACTGGTATTGCATCTATTAGAATTATATCACAAGGTAATAACTATGTTACACCTCCAACAATAACTATTCAGCATCCACAATTTGTAGACAAACAATATGAATTTACTGGAGTTGTTACTGCTGGAACATCGGTAATTAGTGGTATTAACACTATGGCAAATATTGCTATCGGTCATACTGTTAATATTAAAGACTTTGGTGCTGTAACATTATCTGGTGGTGCAGTTATTACATCAATTGGAACATCCAGTGTTGGTATTGGAACATCCTTTGGAGGAACTGGTTCTATCAATACAACATTGATAGGAACTGGTGCCATGGTTGGACTTAAAACAGGTCAAGTTCAAGCAACTGCTATTTCTGTTATTGAAGATAATGCGATGTTTAGAATTTATCTAACAAATGCTGGTTCTGGATATGAGGCAAAACCAACCATTTCAATTAGTGCTCCTCTAAGCACAGGTATTGGCACATATCACATTAATGAGAGAGTGGTTGGATCCCAGTCAGGCACTGAAGCAAGAGTTAAATCTTGGAATGAACCTGAGAGAAAACTTGAGGTATCGATAAATACTGGTAATTTCAGACCTGGTGAATTTATTACTGGTACTGCATCGTCTGCTAGATATCAAGTGTTTAGTTATGACAATGACCTTAGTGATCAAGCTGCTGGTAGTGAATTCTTTATGAACGACGAGTTTGAGGTAGAAGCAGATAAGCTTCTTGATTTTACTGAATCTAATCCCTTTGGAACAATCTGATGTTAGGAACTTATTTTTATCACGAAATTTTACGCAAAACTGTAATTGCATTTGGTACATTATTTAATGATATCTACATTCGCCATGATGACCGACAAGGTGGCACTCTTAGTGAAACTAAAGTTCCTTTAATTTATGGTCCTAAGCAAAAGTTTTTAGCAAAATTACAACAACAAGAAGAGTTAACAAAAGCAGTTGCAATTACTCTTCCTAGAATGTCATTTGAGATGTCCTCAATGGCATATGACCCTAGTAGAAAAGCAAGTATTACTAGAACATTTAAAGCAGTTGACGGAGAAAACAGACCAAAAAAAGTATATCTTCCAGTTCCCTACAATATTGGATTTGAACTTAATGTAATGACTAAATTGAATGATGATGCATTACAAATTGTAGAACAAATTCTACCATTTTTCCAACCAGCATATAATGTCACAATTGATTTGGTAAATTCTATTGGAGAAAAAAGAGATATTCCTATTGTATTAGAAAATATTAGTTTTACAGACGAGTACGAAGGTGACTTTACAACTAGAAGAGTTTTGATGTACACCTTTAATTTTATCGCAAAGACTTATCTCTTCGGTCCTGTTGCTGAGAGCACTGATGGTCTCATTAAGAAGGCACAGGTGGACTACTATGCAAATACTGATGTCCAAACTGCTAAGAGAGAAATGAGATACACTGTAACTCCTGATCCTATTGATGCAGGTCCTGAGGACGATTTTGGATTTACAGAGAATACGCAGATGTTTGGTGATGGTAAGAGATACAGTCCTACTAGACAGGAGGATGTATAATGTCTAAAGAAATAGATAAAGCGTTAGATGTTGAGGTCTCAACAATTCCTGAAGGTGGAGGCACTAAACGAAAAGATCAACTAAGTAAAATTGACATAGATAAAGACTATGAATATTCTCGTGCTCAACTCTATTCTTTAATAGAAAAGGGACAGGAAGTATTAAACGGTGTAATGGATGTTGCTGACTCATCTGGATCTCCTAGGGCATATGAAGTTGCGGGTCAAGTCTTAAAGTCTACTGCTGACATAGCAGATAAACTTATGGATCTACAAAAAAAGGTTAAAGAGATTGATGAAACAAAAAATAAAACTACAAACAATGTCACAAATAATGCAATATTTACTGGTAGCACTGCAGAGTTACAAAAATTATTAAAACAAGGTTTGCTAGACACTAAATAACATCGAGTTATTCTAGACATCATGCCAGAAAATACTAAGCAAGACCCTAAGGTGGAAAAGAAAGGGTTGCTTCAGAAAGCAAAAGATGCTATACTACCAGATGCAGATGAACAAGCTGCGATCATCTCAACAATGGTCAGAATTGGCGTGTTGGTTTGGTCGGGTGGCATACTGACTCTTAATTATGTTACCGTACCAGGATTAGAACAACAAAAAATCGATCCAACTTTTATAGCTTCGGTTTTTACTGGGGTTTTAGCTAGCTTCGGAATTCAGACCGCCTCTAAAAAAGGAGATGGTACAATGAAAATGAACGGTAACGGCAACGGATCAGTAGGTAAAAACGGTGGTCCTACACAAACCATTGTTATTGAACAAGCACCACTAAAAATTGTTGCTGAGTCACCTAAAAATAATGAATCTTACAAACTTTAATTCATGCAAAAACTAATTAATGTACTTGCTGTTGCGTCTTTCGCTGTATCTGGTGCCGTTGTCGCTAGTGGCGTATATGTATATGTCAACCGTGGTGCCATCATTGATGAAATTAAATCACAGGCTCTGGGAGGTCTTACGGGGTCTCTTGGGGTAGGAGGTCTACCTGCTTTGCCTAGTGGTGGTGCTCCTACTAAAATTACACCAGCACAGGTTATTCCTGTTCCTTCTACTCCTGCACCCATCAAGTTCTGATGTTCTCTTGCAATCCCGTCTATCCACCCGTAACTGGGTGGTTAGAGGTTGGGTTATCTAAGGAAGTTGTAAACTACCTTTGGTCAAGAATTGATAAAGCACAAGGTTCTGCTAAAGGAAATTTAGCAGGACATATTTCTTCAAGCTTAGATTTAGTAGATGAAAATAAATATTTTGAAAATATATTATTAGGTTGCGTTCAAAACTATACACAACAATTTCCATATACCCCAAAGAAACTCAATCACATGAAGATTGAGGGATTGAAACTTAATGGGTTTTGGGTTAACTATCAAAAAGAACATGAGTTCAATCCTTCACATGATCATGGTGGAGTTTTTTCTTTTGTGGTATGGATGAAAATCCCTACTATATCTAAGGATCAGAACAATAAAGATTTTTTACGAGATGTCAACAATTCTGTAGCAAGCGACTTTGAGATGTCATACATAGATACATCTGGTGTAATTACATCCTACATTTATAAAATGAATCCAGATATGGAGGGCAACATGTTATTCTTCCCTTCGTCCTTTAGACACGGAGTCTATCCTTTCTATGATTGTAATGAGGATAGAATCTCAATTTCAGGAAACCTATACTATACTTAAAGTATGTTATCAACTCAATATCGTCTCAGACTAGAATCAATATGTAAAGATATTGCCTCTGGATCTGAAGTTAGTTTAGAAGACATGATCTGGGCAAATAAGTTAGCAAAGGCAAATACTAGTGCCAGAGGCATGTTAAACACAGCAAGAAGATTGTCTACAAATCCTGACGATTCTTTTCTTAACGGGTTGAATATTGGTGACCCCGATTCAACCAACCATAAAAGGGGTTTCGGTTCTCCTGAAGATATAGTAGACTGGTTTCATCAGGAGAGATCGGATGACTGGAGACAACGCGATTAACTTTCCTAAGAGAGTTACTATTAATGGTCAGACCAAATATCAATGTCCACACTGTGATCATTTATCTGATACACTGTATGGATTAATGAAAGGTCACCTAAAGTATTTCTGCAATCATGTTCACCGTTGAATTTCACAAAAGTTTCTGTAGGGAGTGGGGATGGTCTAAACAAAAAATATTGTCTATGGTTCCCTTTGAGGATAAAACTTTAAAAGACCACCACATATCATTTACAGATTATTTTAAACAAGATATTCCTGAATATAGTTCATTGTTCATGTCTATAGTTAGGGATGCCTTGGAAGAGTTTGCATATAAATCAGAATACAAATTTAATGATGTAACAGCACTTTGGTGTCAAAGATATAATAACGGAGATTATTTTCAACCACATGATCATGGTGGGATAGGATACTCATGTGTTTTTTACGCAGAGTATGATCAGAAGGAACATGGAAGTACAACATTCTTCGCACCATTCCAAAGTGCTGATGGTCACAGAAAATCATATAGTCCTACAGTAGGAGAGGGAGAGTTATTAATATTCCCTGCAAATGTCATGCATATGGCACCTCCTAATTACAGTAGTAAACATAGAACTATTTTCTCTTTTAATTTAATATAAATATCTCTATCTGGTATTTTGTGAATAGATGGATAGTATCTACGAAAAAGCACAATCTCTTAGAGAGGGTAAGAAAAGAGGTCTTTGGGACAACATTCATGCTAAGCGTAAGCGTGGAGAGCGTCCTGCTAAACCTGGTGAGAAAGACTATCCTAAAACTCTCAATGTAGAGGCAAAGGTAGATGAGAGGTTACCTGATTATAAGAGAGCAACTGCTAGAGATAAAAGATATGGCAATCCACATGGGTCACATGAATTAGGTGGTGGTATCAGAAAGGATAGAAGAGCAGACCATGAAGATAGAAGAGGTAAAAAAACTAAAACTTTTGAAGACTTTGTTTCTGAGAAGAGAGGTCTTTGGGACAATATCCATGCTAAGCGTAAGCGTGGAGAGCGTCCTGCTAAACCTGGTGACAAAGACTATCCTAAGACACTTAATGTAGAAGGATTGACTGGTGATAGAGCACTCCGTGCTCGTCAGATGCAAGATAGCGATATTAAGAAAGGTGGTGGTAAGAGAACTGATGCTGATAGAGATACAGCATTTAGACTTGGAACTGGTACTAGTGAGGATAGAGTTTCACAGAAAAAAAGAAAAGGTGTTAGTGCCCAAGGTAAAGGTAATGCAGCTAAGCGTCGTATGAATGAAGAGGAGGTGATGGAGCAGATGAGTCGTGAAAAGTTTGATACGATGAGTGGTAAACCATCCAGTGCTCTTTCTCGTGGTGGTGAGACTTCAACGATTCAGAAGAAAATTAATAAAGCGAGAATTGATGCTAATGCGGCTGGTGCTCGTGGTACTGAGTTTGTGAAGCCAGCTAAACTTCAACAAACAGTGAATAAAGCTGCTACGATGAGATTCAATTCTTACGAACCAGAAGGTGAGATGGTTGAAGGAAAGGGTTATCAACCAGAGATAGAGCATAGTAAACTGGGTGATGCTAAAAAGAAAAAAGATAAGGAAAGAGAATCTAAATTACCACCTCATCTACAGGGTGATGCTATTGGTAAAGCAAGAAAAGCATTTGCACATACCAATACTTATGAAGCTTGTTCTTGGAGAGATGAACTTGAGTTTGTTCAAGAGGGGTCTGCAGCATGGCAAAGAAAAGAGGGTAAGAATAAATCTGGAGGATTGAATGAAAAAGGTAGAAAATCTTATGAGAGAGAAAATCCTGGTAGTGATTTAAAAGCACCACAACCTGAAGGAGGTCCCAGAAAAAGATCTTTCTGTGCTAGAATGGGTGGTGTTAAAGGACCGATGAAAAAACCTAACGGGGAACCTACTCGTAAGGCGTTGGCACTTAGAAAATGGAAGTGTTAATTGACAACATTTGGAATTGCTAATGTATCTAAAGACCTACCAGTCTTTAGCACGACTCTAGAGTATGAAAATCTAAAAACTTTAATTGCTGATCACAAAAGAGTATACCCTCAAAAGTATAGAAGTAATGTGCAAGCATGGAGGAGTGACTGGTTTACTCATAAAAAAGATCCTAGATTTCAAGAGTTCGTAGATGTCTGTACGCAGGCATGTAATTTTTTATCTGCCAATCATTTTAAGGCAGAGTGTTCTCTTGTGTGTTCTAATATGTGGGTAGTGGATTATGAGAAAGGTGACTGGACTAAAGACCATGACCATTTTCCCGATGTTATGTCATGTGTTTATTTTGTTGATGTAGAAGAAAATTGTGCTCCTATTATCTTTGAAGATCAATTAAAAATACAACCTAAGAATAATTTACTTATATTTTTTCCATCTTTATTAAGACATAAAGTGCCACCTACAGATTCTAAAAGAATAGTTATATCAATGAATTTTAGACTTGCAGCAGCGATACCAAATATTGAATACACAAATGGTTTAGGAGGAATAAACTAACCATGGTTGTATGGGGTGTTATTTGGATGGTAGCGATACTAGTAATAGTAGTATCTTGGTACATTTACTATATACTTCGTATGGCATTTGAAGAATGAATAATAACGAGATATACTTAGGTAACCCTAACCTAAAAAAAGCAAACACTCAAATTGAATGGAGCAAATCTCAAGTCAAAGAGTTTATCAAGTGTAAAAACGATCCAATTTACTTTGCTAAAAATTATGTAAAGATCGTTTCTCTTGATAAAGGTCTTGTTAACTTTGACATGTATGATTTTCAAGAAAAGTTAATTAGAAATTTCCACGAAAAGAGATTTAATATTTGCAAAATGCCTCGTCAAACAGGTAAGTCAACTACTTGTGTTGCATACCTCTTGCATTATATTGTATTTAATGATAGTGTTAATGTAGGTATTCTAGCAAACAAAGCAGCAACTGCTAGAGAACTACTTGGTAGATTACAAACTGCATATGAAAACATTCCTAAGTGGATGCAGCAGGGTATCCTATCATGGAACAAAGGATCAATGGAGTTAGAAAATGGATCAAAGATACTGGCAGCTTCTACATCTGCAAGTGCTGTCCGAGGCATGTCGTTCAATATCATTTTCCTCGACGAGTTCGCCTTTGTCCCAAATCATATCGCAGAAGCGTTCTTTAGTTCTGTTTATCCTACTATTACATCTGGTAGTTCCACAAAAGTCATAATGGTGTCTACCCCCTGTGGTATGAATCATTTCTACAGGTATTGGCATGATGCACAGAGAGGTAAGAACGAATATACTGCTACTGAAGTTCATTGGTCTGAAGTGCCTGGCAGAGATGCTAAGTGGAAGGAACAGACTATTAAGAACACATCTGAACAACAGTTCAAGGTTGAGTTTGAATGTGAGTTCTTAGGATCTGTTGATACTCTTATTAGTGTAGTTAAACTTAGGAATCTTGTATTTGAAGATCCAATAGAGAATAATGGAAAAGGACTTGTCCTATATGAAAGACCTGTAAAAAATAATGATTATATCATTACGGTTGACACTGCTAGAGGTATTGACCATGACTATTCATGTTTTGTAGTATTTGATATTACAACATATCCATATAAGACTGTGGCAAGGTATAGGAATAATGAGATCAAACCTATGCTGTTTCCTAATATCATAATGGATGTAGCAAGAGCGTACAATGAAGCATATGTATTGGTAGAGATTAATGACATCGGAGAGCAAGTAGCATCTATCCTTAACTACGATTTGGAATATGAAAATTTATTAATGTGTGCTATGAGAGGTAGAAATGGTCAACAAGTAGGATCAGGATTCTCTGGTAGTAGGACACAGATGGGTGTCAGAATGACACAAGCTGTTAAGAAGTTAGGTTGCTCTAACTTGAAAACCTTAATGGAAGATGATAAGATAGTAACAAATGATTACGATATCATTGCTGAACTTACTACCTTTGTTCAGAAAAAACAATCGTGGGAGGCAGAGGATGGTTGCCACGATGACCTTGCTATGTGTTTAGTCATATTCTCTTGGTTAGTAGCACAAGACTACTTTAAAGAGATGACAGATACGGATGTCCGTAAACGCATCTATGAAGAACAGAAAAATCAAATTGAGCAAGACATGGCTCCTTTTGGTTTTATTTTAGATGGTGTAGATGATGAAGATGAGTTTGTTGATGGAGAAGGTGACAGGTGGGCAAAGGTTGATGAGTATGGTGATCGTTCTTACATGTGGGAGTACAAATGAAAATTGTTATTGTTAGTGGTGGATTTGATCCTATTCATAGTGGTCACATTGCACACTTCAAAGCAGCAAAAGAACTAGGAGATATCCTAATAGTAGGATGTAACTCTGATGAATGGTTGACTAGAAAAAAAGGTAAACCCTTCATGCCAATAGAAGAGAGAATGTGTATCATCAAAGAATTATCATGTGTAGATAGTTGCGTAGCATTTAATGATGATAATAATAGTTCTATAGACCTGATTAGTAAGGTACTAGAAATATTTGATGATGTGGTGTTTGCTAATGGTGGAGATAGAACAAAAGATAATATACCAGAGATAGATGCATTTGATAAAGATCCTAGAGTGTCATTTGCATTTGGTGTAGGTGGTGAGGATAAGAAAAACTCTAGTAGTTGGATTCTGTCACAATGGACTTAGAAGATCAATTCGATACAGCAAGTTTATTATTAACAGAAAGAAGATGTAGGATTTGTGGTGTCACAAAAAACTTGATTGAAGATTTTTATATAACTCATAAAAATAGCACACATCTCCAATCATCTTATTCTTACGAATGTAAAAAATGCACAATCAATAGAATTACTAGTAGGAGAAAGAAAGATATCTGCGATTGGACATATCCAGACTGGTAGTGTGTTCATGTACTGTTTCCCCAATTAAAAGTGTCTAAACAATAAATAATCATAGACAAATTGGATTCTATTAGGGGATAATCAGATGCCACTAAATTTAGCATCTCCTGGAATTGTTGTAAGGGAAGTAGACCTAACCAACGGTAGAGTCGATGCAACATCGACAAAGACCGCTGGACTAGCCGCTCCCTTTGCTAAAGGACCAGTAGAGAGACCTCAACTCATCGAGACAGAAGCCGATCTCTTGGATACCTTTGGACAACCTTATCCTAAGGATAACCATTACGAGTATTGGTTGACTGCATCGTCTTATCTCGCATACGGTGGCGTGATGAGAGTAGTTCGTGCAGACGACGAAGAACTTAAAAATGGTTTTGTGGGAGTTGCAGCAAGCGTTAAAATCAAGTCCGTAGATGACTATGTTGACGCAGGTTACGCAGAAAATACTCTCTCAGGTGTTACATACGCAGCAAAAAATCCTGGCTCATGGTCAAACGGAATTAAGGTTGCGACCATCGACGCTTTTGGAGATCAGGTATTAAGTGGTATCGTTACTACTGATGTATTAGGATACGGTTCTACTACAGTTCCCATTGACCCAATTGATCTAAAAGTTGGTTACGCTGTTACACAGACTGTCCCTGCAGGAACTGTTATCGCAGGAGCTGGTAGCACTAGCATTTTAGATGGTTTCTTAAAAGGTATCATCACCGAGATTGGTAACTCTACAATTACTGTTAAGGTGGTATCACATGTCTCTGGCATGGGCACTGAGACTGCTGTTGACTATCAACAGGCAGGTACTTATCAGTTCTCTGAGACTGGAAACCTTGGTATTCATACTAACGAGTCTAGAAGATATGGTAGTTGGAGAGGTCTTCCAGCAAACGAATACAGTGGTTTAACCACTTACACAGGATCTGTAGACTGGTTTGATCAACAAGTTATTAGTCTTAGCAACGGTTCAACCGTTAAGTGGAATCAGATTGCGGAGAGACCTGGCACATCATCTTATGCTGCTCAAAGAAACTCAAGATTTGACGAGGTTCATGTTGTTGCATATGACGATACTGGAACTTTAACTGGTAACTCTGGAACTATTCTAGAGAAACACACTAGTCTCTCTAAAGCAAAGGATGCTTTATATTCAGCAGGTGCTCCTGCATACTGGAGAAAGGTTATCGAAGTTGGTTCACCAAACCTATTTGCTGGTGGTGCTCCTGCTGGTATCACATCTACAGGTTTCGCTGATGATGGTTGGGATACATTTGGTGATGGTGGATGGGATCAGAATACTGAGAACATCTCCTTCAGTTGTATTGGTAACTATGTCAAGATCCTTGGAGGTGGTAAAGACTATAATGGTATTTCTACCATTACTGAGTCTGGTGCTCTTAACCTTGATATTGGTGCTCTTTCAGAAGCATATGACTATCTTAGAGACCCTGATCTTTTTGATATTGACTTCTTACTTCTTGGTAATGCCGCTCATGGTAAACATGAAACACAAGCATTATCTAATAAACTGATTGAAATTGCAGAATTTAGAAAGGATTGCGTCGCATTCCTCTCACCATTCAGAGGATCATTCTTGACTCCTACTGGTAGTGGAGAGTCACTACAATTAAATGTAGACACTGTGACTGACAACATTGTTAGTTACTACTCACCAATCACATCAAGTTCTTACGCGGTTCTTGACAGTGGTTACAAGTACATGTATGACAGGTTCAATCAGCAATTCCGTTACATTCCAATGAACGGAGATATCGCTGGTACATGTGCTAGAAACGATATCAACAACTTCCCTTGGTTCTCACCAGGCGGAACAGCAAGAGGTGCTATCTTAAATGCTGTAAAACTAGCATACGCTCCTAACAAAGTACATAGAGATAAACTCTATTCTAATCGAATCAACCCTATCATCTTCTCACCTGGTGCAGGAATTATCCTCTTCGGTGATAAGACTGGATTAGGTAGGTCTTCTGCCTTTGACAGAATCAATGTTCGCAGACTGTTTATCTTCCTTGAGAAGGCAATCGCTGCAGCAGCAAAAGATGTGCTCTTTGAGTTCAACGACGAGATTACTAGAATTAATTTCATCAACATTGTTGAACCATTCCTCCGTGATGTGCAGTCAAAACGAGGTATTCAAGATTTCGTCGTTATTTGCGATGAGACCAATAACACCCCTGCTATCATTGACAGCAACGAGTTTGTTGCTGACATCTACATCAAACCCGCAAGATCCATTAACTTTATCGGTCTTACATTTGTTGCTACTCGCACAGGTGTATCATTTGACGAAGTTATTGGTAAGGTCTGATTTAATTAACTAAACCTACAGGTATAAGACCAATGGCAATCAATCAACAGAATCCACCAAAGACTTCTGAACGCACTATCGACAAGTTTAAGTCGAGGTTGACTGGTGGAATTGCAAGACCTAACCTGTTTGAGGTGGTTCTTGCGTATCCAGACGGAGCTGTAGATTCCTCAGTTGCTGACATTGATCCAAAATCAAGATTCCTTGTCAAAGCAGCAAATCTTCCAGCATCCAACATTGCTCCCATTAGCGTTCCATTTAGAGGGAGACAACTTAAAATTGCAGGAGATAGAACATTCGATGAGTGGCAGATTACTGTCATCAACGATACTGATTTTGCAATCCGCACTTCCATGGAAAGATGGATGAACAGCATCGCTAAGGTGTCTGACAACTCTGGTAATATTAATCCTGAGGACTACACTAAAGATGCCTATGTCTACCAGTTAGGTAGAGCTGCAGTTGGTGCTGGTTCAGATCAAGGATCTGGAGAAAATATGCCTGTTCTCAGGACTTATAAATTCTACAGTATCTTCCCAACTAATGTTTCTGCTATCGATCTTTCATACGATTCTTCAGATGCAATTGAAGAATTTACAGTAACCTTCCAAGTCCAATGGTGGGAAGCTGCTGGAAATGGTGGTACTGTTGCTTGATAAATAGATAAGATCAAGTATTTTTTTAATAATGGCCAAACTTTTTGGATTTTCTATTGAAGACAATGACGACCTTGCTAAAGGCGTAGTTTCCCCCATCCCGCAAACAGGCGAGGATGGGGTTGACTATTATATTCAAAGTGGATTTTCCAGTCAAGTTATTGACCTTGAAGGGATATATAAGGATGAACATCAATCAATTAAAAAATATAGAGAGATGGCTCTCCACCCTGAGGTGGACAATGCTGTAGAAGATATTGTTAATGAAGCAATTGTAAGCGATACTAATGATAGTCCTGTTGAGATTGACTTAGAAAATCTTAGAGCGTCTGATGGGATTAAAAATAAAATTAGAGATGAGTTTAAACACATCAAAGATCTGTTAGATTTTGATTCTAAATCACATGAGATTTTTAGAAATTGGTATGTTGATGGTAGACTTTATTACAACAAAGTAATCGATATTAAAAATCCTCAGGATGGTATACAGGAGTTAAGATATATCGATCCTATGAAGATGCGTTATGTGCGTAAGGAGCAAAAGAAAAAGGACGAGAGAGGAGATCTTTTTAATACTAGTCAAGTACATCAATCAGATAAAGTATTTTTCCCTAAGATTGAAGAATACTTCATGTATACTCCAACTCCTAGATACCCTACCAATATGGTACAGGGTAGTGCTGCTAGTATGACGGGAGTTAAGTTAGCAAAAGATTCTATTACATATTGCACATCTGGTTTAGTAGATAGAAACAAAGGCACTTGTCTTTCATATCTACACAAAGCAATTAAGTCACTTAATCAATTGCGTATGATTGAAGATAGTCTTGTTATCTACAGATTATCTCGTGCTCCAGAAAGAAGAATTTTTTACATTGATGTTGGTAATCTTCCCAAGATTAAAGCGGAACAATATCTAAGAGATGTGATGTCTCGATATAGAAATAAATTAGTATATGATTCTAAAACAGGTGAGACAAGAGACGATAAAAAATACATGTCCATGCTTGAAGATTTTTGGTTGCCTAGAAGAGAGGGTGGTAGAGGCACAGAAATTACAACATTACCAGGCGGACAAAATCTTGGTGAGTTAGCAGACATCGAATATTTCCAATCTAAGTTATACAGATCCTTGGGTGTGCCTGAGTCTAGAATTGCTGGATCAGGAGATGGATTTAACCTTGGTCGTAGTTCAGAAATTTTAAGAGATGAACTTAAGTTTAGCAAGTTTGTAGGTAGACTACGCAAACGCTTTAGTAAGATTTTCTTAGATATGTTGAGGACTCAATTGTTGCTCAAGAATGTTGTCACTCCTGAGGATTGGGAGATTATGTCTGAGCATATTCAGTTTGATTTTATCTACGACAATCATTTTGCAGAACTTAAAGATAAAGAATTAATGGAAGGTCGTTTAGGTCTTCTTGGTATGGTAGAACCTTATGTTGGTAGATACTATTCTACAGAATATATTAGAAGACAAGTCTTGCGTCAAAGAGATCAAGAGATTGTAGAAATTGATCAACAAATTGAAGATGAAATTGCTAAAGGTATCATTCCAGATCCTAATCAAATGATGCTTGAATTAGAGCAGGGTGCCGCAATGGGACTAGATCCAACGCAACAAGGTGCGGATCCAAATGGTCAAGTTCCTGCACAACCTGCTAAACCTACGCTACCTCAACCAGGCGTGGGAGAGGGAGAGATATAAATAAATTATATCAGTAACTTTAATTATGATGGAAGAACTCGTCAACATGATTGCGACAGATGCTTCTGCCGCAGATATTAGCGATCAGATCAAAGATGTGCTTTTTGCAAAATCAGCAAAAAGAATCGATGAACTGCGACCTCATGCAGCTGAAGATCTATTTGGATCACAAGAAGTAGAGGTAGACGATACCGATACTGTTGATACTGTAGAAGATCAACCTCAAGAGGAACCAACTGATGTCTAGAATTTTACTTCTCGGTTCAGATGAAGTTTCAGTGCCAACTACTGCTGGTACTGGAGTGAGTTTTACTCAAGCAACTTGTGTTCGTCTATATAATGCTAACGCTGCTGACAGAGTGATTACTGTTCAAGAAACTAGAGGTGGCACAGGAGTGGGATCATTCACACTCAAAGCAGGCACTTCTGAGATTCTAGAAAAACAAGCAGCATACACAGTATTTGCTAGTGGTGCTGATGTTAAAGGTGTTAAAGTAGGCTTTACTGGCTAATCAAATGAAACTAATTACAGAACAACTTGATGATGTAGAAGTTATCGTTGAAAATCGCAACGGTAAAAAATCTATGTTTATCGAGGGTATCTTCTTACAAGGAGATATTCAAAACCGTAATGGTCGTATGTACCCCATGAATACTCTCCGCAAGGAAGTTCATAGGTACAATGAGAGTTTTGTAAATTCTGGTCGTGCAGTTGGAGAACTCGGTCATCCCGAAGGTCCTACTGTAAATTTAGATAGAGTCTCTCATAAAATTATTTCACTTAAAGAAAGTGGATCTAATTTTATTGGTAAAGCAAAACTGCTCAACACTCCCATGGGCAAGATCGCTCAAAATTTAATTGATGAGGGTGTAAGATTAGGAGTTTCTTCTCGTGGTCTTGGTACTCTTACTGTAAATAATGAAGGGTGTAAAGTTGTCTCAGATGATTTTATGCTCGCAACTGCTGCTGATATTGTAGCAGATCCTTCTGCACCTGACGCTTTTGTTCAGGGTATTATGGAAGGTAAAGACTGGGTTTGGGATGGTGGAGTTGTAAGAGAGCAACTCGCACACAAGACCTATAGAAAGGTAAATACCCTAGTTGATAATAAACAACTTGAAGAGAATAAACTTGGATTATTCCAATCATTCTTATCAAATCTCTAATAATTTATAAATAAACATAGATTACTACTAATATCTATTCGGAGTAAATCACAAATGGCCGCTAAGGAACTTAAGGAAATGGAAAATCCTGTAACAAGGGGTGCGAAATCTGGCGATCCTATGAAGAAAGTTGATGATTCCACTAGTCCTGGAGCATCGGCATCTTATGAGGATCTCGGAGGTCCAACACCTCAGAACTACAAATCCACAGACGACTCTGCCAAGGTAAAAGAGGCAGGTGTCAAAACTGTTAAAGACATCGTAAATCGTGGTGCAGGTAAAGCTGACGCGATGCAATCGATTGGAACTGAAGTGTTGAAGCAAGGTGACAATGTTGACGCAGATGAGTCTGCTGAGGTTGTTGCTGAAGAACCCGCAAACGAGGAAACTACCGTGGATGAGCCTACAGTAAATGTAGAAGAAGATCTCGCAGCTCTCTTCGGTGGTGAAGAACTTTCTGAAGAGTTCCAAAACAAGGCAAAGACCATCTTCGAGGCAGCAGTTAACTCTAAGGTTAACGCTATCAAAGAAGAGATGGCAACCGAATACGAACAGACTTTGACTGAGCACCTTCAAGGTGTTAAGTCCGAGCTCATTGAGCGTACCGATGCATACCTTGAGTATGTGTCAGATGAGTGGCTCAAGGAGAACGCTCTTCAAGTTGAACATGGCTTGAAGACCGAAATGACCGAATCATTCCTTGAAGGAATGAAGAGTCTTTTTGAAGATCATTATGTGTCAATCCCTGAAGATAAATATGATGTGCTGGAAAGCATGGTCAATAAACTAGATGATATGGAGAACAGGCTGAACGAGCAACTAGAGAAGAATGTCTCCCTCAATAAGCGTCTTGGCGATTCTACAGCTGATGGAATTTTCCGTGACATTGCCGAAGGACTTGCTGAGACTCAAAAGGAGAAATTACAGACTTTAGCTGAAGGCGTTGAGTTTGAAGGTGAAGAAGAATACCGTGAGAAGTTGATTACTCTTAAGGAATCTTATTTCCCTAGTGGTAAGACAACTCAGGTTTCCGCTAAATCAGAAACCCTTTCGGAGGGTATTACAAATGGAGATCCAGTTGATGTTTCAGCATCAATGAGCAATTATCTCCAAGCTCTAAAATTGGGCAAAAAATAATCCTGCAAACTCTCAATACACACTAAAATGTACAACGCAGAACAAATTATGGAGAAGTGGGCACCACTTCTCGATGCTGAAGGCGTAGATCCTATTAAGGACGCACACCGTCGTTCAGTAACCGCCGTTCTCCTAGAGAACCAAGAAAAATTCCTCAAAGAGCAAGCTGCCTTTGAAAACGGAACCTCAATGCTAACTGAAGCAGCACCTACCAACTCTGGTAATGCTGTTGGTGCCTCAGGTGCCTTCAGTGGTACGGCAACTGCCTCAGGACCTGTAGCAGGTTTCGACCCAGTTCTTATCAGTTTAATCCGTCGTTCAATGCCTAACCTCGTTGCATACGAGTTAGCAGGTGTTCAACCAATGAACGGACCTACTGGTTTGATCTTCGCAATGAGATCACGCTACACAGATCAGTCTGGTACTGAAGCATTCTTCAACGAACCCGATTCAGCATTCTCTGCTAATAAGGCAGGAACCAATGTTGGTCAAACAACTCAAGGTGATTACACTGCTGCTGCCGATGATGACGGTACAGTTGGTTTCGGTTCTACTGGAGTTCAGCGTGGTACTAACCCTGCTATTCTTGAGAACAATGCTTCTGATGCTGTTCAGGCACAGTACAGTATTGGTCAAGGTATGGCAACTGGTGACTCTGAAGCATTAGGCGACGGCACTAATGGTCACTTCAACGAGATGGCATTCTCCATCGAGAAGGTGACTGTAACCGCTAAGTCTAGAGCACTAAAAGCAGAGTACAGTTTAGAACTCGCTCAAGACCTTAAGGCGATCCATGGTCTTAATGCTGAAGCAGAACTTGCTAACATTCTTTCTTCTGAAATTCTTGCTGAGATTAACCGCGAGGTTATCCGTACAATTTACAAGACTGCTGAAGCTGGTTCACAAGTCAATGTTGCAAACGCAGGTTTCTTTAACCTAGATGTTGACAGTAATGGTCGTTGGTCAGTTGAGAAGTTCAAAGGACTTCTATTCAATATTGAAAGAGACGCCAACAGAATCGCACAGAGAACTCGTCGCGGAAAGGGTAACATCATCCTAACTTCTGCTGATGTTGCTTCTGCTCTAACAATGGCTGGTGTACTTGACTACACACCTGCTCTTAACGCTAACCTACAGGTAGACGACACTGGTAATACATTTGCTGGTACTATCCAAGGTAAGTACAAAGTTTATATCGATCCATTCTCAGCAAACAGTGCTGCTAACCAGTACTATGTTGTTGGATACAAAGGATCTTCACCTTATGATGCTGGTCTGTTCTACTGCCCATATGTTCCACTACAGATGGTTCGTGCAGTTGGAGAGAACACCTTCCAGCCAAAAATTGGATTTAAGACAAGATATGGTCTTGTTTCAAACCCATTCGCTGAAGGTACTGCTCAAGGACTTGGACGCATCACTTCTAACAGCAACCGCTACTATCAGCGTACTGTTGTTCAGAACCTTATGTAAGACAAATAAATATATTTGTCCATACGGAATAGACAGAGAGACCCCTTGTGGGTCTCTTTTTTTATGCTATAATTCTGGGGACTCAATAGCTCAGTCTGGATCAGAGCAACTGCCTTCTAAGCAGTCGGTCGTAGGTTCAAATCCTACTTGAGTCGCCTAGGGAGTGTAGTCCAATTGGCAGAGACAGGAGACTTAAAATCTCTACAGTGTGGGTTCGAGTCCCACCATTCCTATAAATAAGAATGCCTTAGTAATTTATCCCTATGGATGATGAAGAACTGCAACAAGAACTTAAAGAACGAATTAAAGAAGGACCAGTTGTTTTTACTCCTGATGAAGAATGGACAGAGAGGTTAAACACTGAAGATTACTCTGACCTTTCAGAAGACGATTGGGAAATGACTGGTGAGGGTATTTGGTGGCCGAAATCAAAGGATGAATAAAAGGCTATATAAAATAGATTTAATGGTATCATCATGCAAAAATGGTTGGGTATCAGTCTAGGTGCTGTACTTGGAATTACGCATATTGGTATGATTGGTTTGTTGGTAAATAGGCAACCGCAAAGCAGATTACCAGAAATTAATTTGCCTACTGGAGACTATTCTTCATATACAGTAGACGCAGGTTTAGATGGTTATAGGATCCAATATAGAGCAAATGATCCTAAAACAATGTACACCACAAAAGACTTAGTGAGAAAAGGTGGGTTCTTAGGACTCTCAAATAATACTACTAAGATAGTGGAAGAGTATACTATGGATGGTGCTGTGCATCATGGCGGTCCTGTATCTACTAGGTCTGCATGGATTGATCCATCAGCAGGAACTGGTGAAAAAAAGATCAGTGCCAAAACCGCAGAATGTATCAAGGCGGTCGGTGGAGGCGAACAATCGGGTCGTCTTGTCGGGACTAGCGTTGGTGCTGCTGCTGCTCCTGCCCTTAGTGGTGTTCCCTTTGTTGGGTGGCTTGCTGCTGGTTGGGTGGCAATGTTTGGAGGTAATCAAGGAGCTGATATAGGTGGCACAATGGCAGAGAGTATGGCTGATGCCTGCATAGACGAATAAATACATCTAAGAACTATAGATCAAGTCCTTGCCAAATACATTTTACGATAGGCAATTAAGGAATAGGAATTTCTTATCGCCTACAGGGTTTCAATTTAACATTGCTAGAGCACCTAAGGTAGATTTTTTCTCCAACAGTGCTCGCATACCTGGCATTACGCTAGGTGATATTCCTGTTGGAAATTATTTAAAATCTATTCCTGTACCTGGCGATCAAATTCAATTTGAAGACCTTACCCTATCTTTTTTGGTTGATGAAAATTTAGAAAATTATCTAGAAATTCATAACTGGATCTATGGACTAGGTTATCCAAAATCAGTAGATCAATTTAGAGAAATTGTTTTGGATAGAGAAAGTAGTGAGATTGATAACTTAAGACAGTTTAGTGACGGCACTCTTAGTGTATTGAACAGTAATTACAACCCTTTGATATATGTCAAATTTACTGACATGTTCCCTGTTTCTCTTAGCACTTTAGAATTTACTGCCGAGGAAAACGATTATACATACTTTACAGCAACAGTAACCTTCAAGTATCTGTTGTACGAAATTCTTGACACCCAATTTAGGGTTAAATCATCATCTATTAATTCTGCATGAACTTAGAAACTTTGCAAAGTATGTGGGAGAAAGACTCACAGATTGAAATTACTGAAATACATAACGAGGCAGCAAAAATACCATCTCTACATGCTAAGTATTGGGATGTGTATAACACCTTAAAATTGCTGCGTGAAAAAGCACAGTCCCAAGAATCTAGGGTTAGACTAAGTAGATATAACTACTACACTGGAAAAGCGTCGGAAGAAGAGTACAAGGCCGAACCTTTTCCAATGAGAGTTAGAGAGAAAGATGCTATTAAAAGATACCTAGATGCAGATGTAAAACTTGAGGAGATCACACTTAAAATTAAATATTACGATGTTATGTTGACATATCTAGAAGATATTGTCAAACAAATAAACAATAGAAGTTATCAATTAAAAAACATTATTGATTGGCAGCAGTTGAGTGGATGATGTCTGACATTACTATCACTAAAAAGAACGAGGTCTTTCTAAAGATCATCACAGAACCTCATGTTGCTCATGAGTTATCAGATCAGTTTACCTTTGAGGTGCCTGGTGCTAAATTCATGCCTCAATATAGGAGAAAGCATTGGGATGGAAAGATTCGTTTATTTAATTTACAGACAGGAGAAATATATGTAGGACTATTAGACAAGGTAGTCTCTTTTTGTAAAAGACATGATTATCAATATAAGTTTGAGAATAGCAAATATTATGGATTACCTTTTGAAGTCAATGAGATGATATCGAAAGAAGGTGTCAAAGATTATATGACACATATCTCTAAGCATCCTCCAAGAGATTATCAAATAGAGGGAGTATACGATGCTCTAAGACACAATAGAAGACTAGTGATAAGCCCCACTGCCTCTGGCAAATCTTTGATGATTTACTCAATTGTTCGTTACTTCGCAGAGCAACAGAAAAGTACATTGATAGTTGTTCCAACGACATCTCTGGTAGAGCAGATGTATAAGGACTTTGAGTCTTACGGATGGGACGCTGAGGCATATTGTCAAAAAGTTTATTCTGGTAGAGAAAAAAATGTTAATTTCCCTGTAGTCATTACTACTTGGCAATCTATCTATAAACTACCCAAACAATACTTTTCACAATTTGATGTTGTAGTAGGAGATGAAGCACATCAATTTAAATCCCAGTCTCTTGTTAACATCATGACCAAGTTGCATCAGGCAAAATATCGTTATGGTTTTACAGGAACATTAGATGGTACACAAACACATAAGTTAGTGTTGGAAGGTTTATTTGGTCCTTCATACAAGACTATCAAAACTCATGAGTTGATGGAGAAAGGATTTTTAGCAAAGTTAAATGCACAGATAATTTTACTAAAACACCCGCCGCAAGAATTTGAAACATATGAAGATGAGATTCAATACTTAATTAATCATGATAGGAGAAATAAATTTATTACTAACTTAGCATTAGATTTAAAAGGCAATACCTTAATTCTATTCAGTAGAGTAGAAACTCATGGTCAAGTATTATACGATATGATAAATAGTGATGATGATCGTAAAGTGTTTTTTGTTCATGGTGGTGTAGATGTAAAAGATAGAGAGTTAACACGATCTATTACAGAAAGAGAAAAGAACGCCATTATAGTTGCATCATATGGAACTTTCTCTACAGGCATCAACATCAAAAATTTACACAATGTAATTTTTGCATCACCCTCAAAATCTCGTATAAGAAATTTACAAAGTATTGGTAGGGTTCTTAGGAAAGGATCCCACAAATTTAAAGCAACTTTGTATGACATAGCGGATGATTGCTCAAATGATTTGAATAGGAATTATACCTTAAACCATTTGATAGAAAGAATAAAAATTTACAATGAGGAAAACTTTAATTACGATCTCGTAAAAGTTTTACTGAAGGAGAAAACATGACCGAAGACCATTCATATTTTGTGTTTAAGTTAGTCTCTGGTGAAGAGGTGGTCGCGGCGACGCGGATCGACGACACTGGCGTAGAACCAGCGTTTTTCCTCATCAAACCATTAAAGGTAGAGTTAACACACAAAGGAAGTAACACCCTAGTCAGATTGCTTCCATGGATTACTATCCCTGATGAAGAGACGGATGATACCTATAGAGTTGGTTTTGATAAAATTATTACTATGACAGAACTAGAGGTAGGTCATGACATGATTGATGCATATAATCACTACAACATTTCTAGACAAGATAAAAAATCACATAAGGTAAAGATTAGTGAAAAAATGGGATATAAAGGTGATGTTGAAAAAACGAGGGATCGCCTAGAAAAAATATTTTGCTCAGATACTGATACATTAACTGGTATAACTACTACAGTATAACTAATACTGTCCCTTTGAACCCCCACAAGGGTTATTGTACACATATTTGCAGAGTGTGTCAAGCTGTGTTATAATACCTAAAGATTCGGACGACAATATGCCCAGAAAACGGTCTGATCATTATGTAAATAATAAGGAACTTCTTGAGGCAATGATTGTCTATCGCAAGAAATGTGCTATTGCTAAGGAGAAAGGCACTCCAGCACCGCCCATCTCCAATTATCTAGGAGAGTGTTTCTTAAAAATTGCAACACACTTATCTTATAAACCAAACTTTGTCAATTACATGTTCCGAGAGGACATGATTGGCGATGGTATTGAGAACTGTGTTCAATATATACATAACTTTGATCCCGAAAAATCTAACAACCCATTTGCATATTTTACTCAGATTATTTACTACGCTTTCTTGCGTCGTATTCAAAAAGAGAAAAAGCAATTAGAGATCAAAACCAAAATCATAGAGAGAACTGGTTTTGAACAAGTCATGGTAGTTGAGGATGGTGCAGGAGGAACTGCATCAGACTATAATACTATCAAGGATAACATTCAGTATCGTAGTTCTAACCGATGAAAGTAGCAATCATCACTGATCAACATTTTGGAATGAGGAAGGGCAGTAGGTTTTTCCACGAATACTTTCAAAAATTTTATGAAGACATCTTTTTCCCCACATTGGAAAGGGAGAATATCTCCACCGTCATCGACATGGGGGATACTTTCGACAATAGGAGGAGCATTGATCTCTGGTCTCTGCAATGGTCTAAGAAGAATTACTTCGACCGTCTCCGTGATATGGGAATCACTGTGTATACTGTTGTGGGTAATCATACTGCCTACTACAAAAACAATAACGATGTTAATTCAATCCAGTTATTACTACGAGAGTATCCTAATATGGTTCTCGTTAGAGATCACGCGGAGTATATGATCGGTGATACCAAGTGTTTATTCTTGGGTTGGATGAACGAGGAGAATGAGGGTAAGATAAAGCGTAAGATCAAATCATCAAAAGCAAAAGTTGTATTTGGTCATCTAGAACTTAATGGTTATTCTGTATATAAAGGATATACTCAAGATCATGGTTGTAGTGGTGACGCTGATATCTTCCAAAAATTTGATCGTGTGTTTACTGGTCACTATCACACTAGATCAAATGATGGAAAGATTTTTTACTTAGGTAACCCTTATGAAATGTTCTGGAACGACTGTGAAGACACTCGTGGATTCCATTTGTTTAATTCAGAAACATATGAATTAGAACCAGTCAATAACCCACATAGAATTTTCTACAAAATTTACTACAACGATACTCCTTATCAGTTATTTGATGCTACTGAATATGCTGGTAAGATTATCAAGGTAATTGTACAGAAAATGTCTAAACCCAAAGACTTTGAGAAGTTTGTTGACAAACTCCATAGTGTTGGTGTGGAAGATATCAAGGTCATTGAGAGTCAGGATTGGAACCATGGATACATCCATTCTGAGGATTTTAATGCAGAGAATGATGAGAACACCATTTCTTTGTTAAATAGATTCATAGAAGAATCGGAGATTGACCTTGACAAAACTAGAGTTAAGAAAATTATCGGAGGTCTATACGCTGAAGCGTGTGAGGTAGACTAATGTGGTTACTTGCTGAAGAGGGTAGTAAAGAGGGAGCGTATGCTGTCAAGGATGAGGAGGGCGAGAAGGTTCTCTTTATGTTTGAAAAGAAGGATGATGCCGAGAGATACCGTTTCCAATTAGAGATGGACGAAGAGACTGTCTTGATGGATATTGTTGAGGTTGATGAGGATGTTGCAATAAAAGCGTGTGAGATGTATAATTATAAGTACACTGTTGTGACCGCTAACGATTTTGTGATGCCACCGTGCCAAGATGATTTTATTCAAAAAGATTAAATGGAAAAATTTTCTGTCCACAGGAGATAATTGGACGGAGATTCAGTTAGATTGTGACGATACCACATTGGTCATCGGTTCTAATGGTGCAGGTAAATCTACATTGCTAGATGCTCTGTGCTTTGTTCTGTTTAATAAACCATATAGAAAGATTACAAAATCTCAGTTAGTCAATACTACTAACGAAAAGGGAACTGTAGTAGAGATTGATTTCTCTATTGGTTCTATAAACTATACTGTTACTAGAGGTATCAAACCAAACATATTCGATATTGTTATCGATGGTAAGATGCGTGATAAAGAATCTGATGACAGGATTAACCAAAAAGTTTTAGAAGAACAGATACTGAAGTTAAATTATAAATCCTTTACTCAAATTGTTATTTTAGGTAGCAGTAATTTTGTACCTTTCATGCAACTCTCTGCACCACATAGGAGAGAGGTAATTGAAGACTTGTTAGATATTAAAGTTTTCACAGCGATGAACAATATCCTTAAGGATAAGTTAAGAAGTCATAGGGAATCTGTAAGAACTTTAGAACTTAAAAAAGATAACCTTAAAGACAAGGTTACTATGCAAACGGATTTCATTAAGACAATGAGTAACCGTAGTAAGAAAGATATTAAGGAACGAGAGGAAAAGATTAACAAAATAAATTTAGATATTAGTTCTTTGATGACTGATAATGAATCTTTGTCTCAGAATGTTAATAGTGTTGAAGAAAAAATTAATAAAGTATCAGATGCATCAGATAAAATAGTACAATTGAACTCTTTAAAAACAAAAATTTCTGAAAAAGTATCAAGGATTACCAAAGATCATAAGTTCTTTAAAGAGAATACGGTTTGTCCCACATGTGATCAAAATATAGAAGAATCGTTTCGGTTAAATAGAATTGAAGACGCTCAATCTAGAGCAAAGGAACTCAGAGATGGCTACAAAAAGCTTGAGGAGTCGATAAATTCAGAACTTATTCGAGAGCGTTCCTTCAATAAACTCACTAAGGAGGTTTCAGACCTAACACATGGCATTTCTCAAAACAATGTTCAAATTTCTGGATTACAGCAACAGACAGGATCTCTACAACAAGAAATTCAAACTCTTGCCAACAACCTTGCAAACCGAAATACTGAACATGAGAAGTTAGAAAAGTACAAATTAGATCTGGAAAAGGTATTTGGCAATCTTGCCGTAGAGAATGAGGAAATTAGATATAAAGACCATGCTTATTCACTCCTGAAAGATGGTGGTGTTAAAGGAAAAATTATAAAGAAATATCTTCCTCTGATTAATCAGCAAGTCAATCGTTATCTTCAGATGATGGACTTCTACATCAACTTTAAACTTGATGAAGAGTTTAATGAAACGATTGAAAATCCTATCCATGATAAATTCACATACTCCTCATTTTCTGAAGGAGAAAAAATGCGTATAGACCTATCACTTCTCTTCACATGGAGAGAAGTTGCTAGGTTTAAAAACTCTACCAATACTAATCTATTGATTATGGATGAGGTATTTGATTCATCTCTGGATGGATTGGGCACTGATGAGTTTATTAAGATTATCAAGTATGTTGTTAAAGATGCTAATGTCTTTGTGATATCTCACAAGTCAGATATGCTTGATAAATTCCAAACAGTAATCGAATTTACAAAGAAAGGAGGATTCTCTTCTTCCGCTAAGAGTGAGGTAGAGCAGTAATTATGTATGTGCTCAAAAATATAATGTCCAACAAGGACATCCAACAAATCTATAATCATGTTATCGAAAATAGTTTGTGGAAAATAAATAGTGCATATGGTGGTCTTAATAATCCAGAGTTAATGTATCCTAGGATGCAAGCAATGGATGAAAATGGTATGCATGATCCATTCCTAGCAGGATACTTCATTGCTACCATGGCAAGAGTTAGAGATGAATTGCAAAATCAATATGGATTTATCTTACCAACACAAAGCGTTGCTGCTATAGGATTTAATGCACAACGCAAAGGTAATGTACCAGAGTTTCATACAGATGCTGATGGTAACGGTCCTCATGTGTGGAGTGTGGTAGGGTTTTTGACCCCACAGTGGGATCCATCATGGGGTGGAGAATTGCAAATTGAAGACAAGACCTTTACATATGGATCTGGAGACTTTATAGTATTCAGGTCAAACAAACTCCACGATGCTCTACCTATCAAGGTAGACACACCATTCTGGAGAGTATCCGTATCCTGTATGATGAAATGACAACTCCAAACTGGCAGCATCATTCCAAGAAGGAAAAGAAACGCCATCTAAAACCACAAGCACTGCGTCAGGCAAGGGCAAGGCGTAGACAGTTGATAAAGTGTCTACTCAAGACCTCCGATCACCGTCGGGGGTCTTATAATGTGTATATACAAACGGAGACTTATGTACCACGATATTAAAGGCAGACTTGCTAAACTTCTCGCAACAGAGAATCTAGTTGTTGAGCACAAGAATTGTGAGACCGCACAGTTCAATGTAGAAACTCGTGTTCTTACTCTTCCTATCTGGAAGATCTCTAGCAATGATGTCTATGATGCTCTCGTGGCACATGAGGTAGGACATGCTCTCTACACTCCAATGCAAGAGTGGTTTCTAGAACCTGAGTATCAGTCCGTACCTCATTCTTTCGTCAATATTATTGAGGATGTTCGTATTGAGAAACTAATGAAGCGTAGATACGAAGGTCTTGCTAAGACTTTCTACCGTGGATACGGACAACTTCATGAAGATAATTTCTTTGAGATCAATAAACCTATAGAAGATTTTAGTTTCCCTGATCGTATCAATCTCTATACTAAGATAGGTCCTTTCCTATGTGTTGAGTTTGATGATGAGGAGCAAGAACTAGTAGATGCTATTGAGAAAGCAGAAACATTCAAAGAAGTTCTTGACCTTGCTAAAGAACTAGCAGAATTTTGCCAAACTAAGAAACAGAAAAAGATTGCTGATGCACCATCAGTTGAAGGTAATGATAATCGTCCTTCAGAATTTCCTCCTACTCAAAATCCTGCAGCAGAACAGTCTGATACTGAAGATGAGCAAGAGGGAGATACCCCTGCAGCAGAACAGTCTGATCCTGAATTTGATATTGATGCTCCACCTTCTGATGGTCAAGGCGGTGGTGATCACCATGATGTAGATGAGTTTTCTACTGAGACCGTAGAGTCTCTTGATGAGAAACTTAAAGATCTTGTGGACTCAGGTGCAGCAGAAAGTGTCTATCTGGAGCTCCCTAAGGTCATTCTAGACGAGGTTGTTGTTTCTACTGATGTAATCCGTAATCTACTAAAAGACCATTGGACGGAAGAACAAATAAAAAGAGAAGAGTATCTAAAAAGTATAGATCCAAGATACTTAGATCAAATGAAGACCAGTAATTTTGATCAAATCAAACTTGACTTCAAAAAATTCAAGAAAGATGCACAAAAAGAAGTAAACTATCTTGTCAAAGAGTTTGAGTGTAAGAAATCTGCTAGTGCATATGCTCGTTCTACCACTTCTAAAACTGGTATGCTTGACTGCACTAAACTTCATACCTATAAATTCAATGAGGATCTTTTCAAAAAAATTAGTGTTACTCCTGACGGTAAGAATCATGGATTGATTTTTATTCTTGACTGGTCTGGATCAATGTCAGAGGTGTTGCTAGATACATGCAAGCAATTGTTGAAGTTGATTTGGTTTTGTAAGAAAGTCGGTATTCCTTTCGAGGTTTATGGTTTTACAAATGAGTTCAATAGACAGTGGAACACAGATGATTACTACAGTAGTCACAAAGGTACACTAACTCATGAAAGAGTTAACAATACAATTGACATTAGTGACGATTTTGGATTACTAAACTTCCTTTCTAGTTCTTCAAAAAATATTGATGAGGATATCCTAAATCTATTCATCATGTCTGGATACTATGCAGCATGGAGGTGCTCTGACTTTAGTCTTCCTAGAGGACTTTCTCTATCTGGAACTCCTTTGAATGAAGCAATTATTTGTCTCAATCAAATCATCCCTCATTTCAAGAGCACTTCTGGTGTTGAGAAAACTAATGTTGTTGTCTTGACTGATGGTGAAGCATCACAACTTCGCAGAAACAATCTTATCAGGCGTCAGTGGGAAGATGAACCATACATGGGTCATGCAAGTATCAACTCTAATTGCTATCTTAGAAATCGTAATACAGGATCTGTTACTAGGTTCTCATATTCATGGTCTGATTTTACAAAACTTCTTCTAGAGGATATCAAACAATCATTCCCTGAGATAAATCTTATCGGTTTCAGAATTATTCCTAGCAGAGAAGTTGGTAACTTTATTCGTCACTACACAGCAGGTAATGATTCTTGGACAGATCAAGAAAAGAAAAGAGCAGAGTTTAAAAAGAACAAATCTTTCTTTCTTGAGGGTACAGGATATGCAAAGTACTTTGCTCTATCCTCAACATCAATAAATCAAGAGTATGACTTTGATGAAGAGACTAACAGTGAGATGAACAAGACACAAATCAAGAGAGCATTTGTAAAATCTTTCTCCACTAAAAGGAACAACAAAAAAATTCTTAATGAATTTATAAACTTGGTTGCTTGACAGGTGAAAGCAACTCATATATAATAATGATGTTCTACATAATGTAATATGGCAATCCCATCTCCCCTTGAAAGGAGCAACTGGGCACATAGCATGTTAGAAAAATACGCAGCATGGGTTCCTGCCAATCTTGACAGAATCCGTGCTAATGCTCGTATTATCTCTACTAATGATGACCCAAAATCTTGGAACCAAATGTTTGGTCTGGACATTTTTTGTGCAGAGCATGTCCAAGAAGTTAAACCTTTTGCAATTAATAACTCTCAAGACGATGTAGTGTATTTCCGTACACTAATTAGTCGTGAGGCAGGAAAAAAATCATCTAGACTTCGTAATGGAATCTATGGTAAGAGTTTTCCTGGTATCATTAACAAGAAAAGGGCAACTACCTATGTAAGTAGGAAAGCAAAGAAGGCAGTTCAGGAACCTGTAAATACTGTGTATGCTAACGCAGTTTCTGCAGACCCTATCTCTGCATCTCTTGACACCTCTTTCAGTGCCTCTCAAGATTCTCTTGAGTCTGTTATCAAGTCCGCTAAGGACGCAGGTGCTACCAGTTTCAACATCAATGTGACATTCTAATAAGTGTCCACTGTAGCTACACAACGCTGTGTTGAAGGGTTATAATGTTTATATAAACAAAAACAAGATTCATCATGACACAGCGTAGTCAACCCATTGATCCTTCCAAACTCGTAGACACACTTCGTTCTACCTACGGTAATCAAATCACATCGGTGCATGTGAAAAAGTATGCGTCTAAGGCAGGATACAATCCTCGTACCATTACTCGCAAACTTACTGCGTTCTCAACTGGTAAAGGCAAATGGGATTTGACTATCCAAGAAGCAAGAACTAAGTTTGAGAATCAGGTGACAAAGGCACCAACACAAAACCTTATTCCTAGTAAAGATGATACCTTCGTCAAGTTTGGTAATTTTCCAGATATTAAAAAGGTTATTCAGTCCCGTCAATTCTATCCTGCTTTCGTTACAGGACTCTCAGGTAATGGTAAAACTTTCTCAGTTGAGCAAGCGTGTGCTCAACTTGGTAGAGAACTAATCCGTGTCAACATCACAATCGAAACGGACGAAGACGATCTTATTGGTGGTTTCCGTCTTGTTGATGGTAATACTGTTTGGCACAACGGTCCTGTCGTCGAAGCTATGGAACGCGGAGCTTTGCTGCTTCTAGACGAGATTGACCTTGCTTCTAATAAAGTCTTGTGTCTACAACCTGTACTAGAAGGCAAAGGTCTTTTCCTTAAGAAGATTGGTAAGTTCATTGAACCTGCTACTGGTTTCAATATTATTGCAACTGCAAATACTAAAGGTAAAGGATCTGATGACGGTCGTTTTATTGGTACCAATGTACTCAATGAAGCGTTCCTTGAAAGATTCCCTGTAACCTTTGAGCAGGAGTATCCTTCTGCAGGTGTAGAGAACAAGATTCTTCTAGGTCTTGCTCAAACTCTTGGTGTTAAGGATAACGACTTCTGCAAGCGTCTTACTGACTGGGCAGACATCATTCGTAAAACATTTTACGATGGTGGTATCGATGAGGTTATCAGTACTCGTCGTCTTGTACACATCATCCGTGCATATAGTATCTGGAATGATAAGTCAAAGGCGATCAAGGTATGTTTGAATCGTTTCGATGATGAGACTAAGCAAGCATTCCTAGAATTGTATGACAAAGTTGATGCTAACTTTGTTCTTGAATCAGATAGTGCAACAGATCAATGATCATTCACCCCTTCGGTCCTCTGATATACAAAGAAAGTATATCAGGGGATTTTCATCAATTTCTCCTAGATGCTGCTGAGGCGTCTAGGATAGATCCTGAAAATGTGGGGTATTCTTTAGCAGGCAATATTAAAGATCAGTTACTATTAAAATTAGATCCAGAAAAATTTGTTTCATACATCTATCCTCATGTATTTGATTACATGAATGCATGTATGGAACATCAAATTAAACATATTAGTTTTGATTTAGGTAACGGTCCTTGGATAAACTATCAAAGAAAGAATGAGTTCAATCCAATTCATTCTCACAATGGTAATCTAAGTTCAGTAATTTTTATAGATATTCCTGAAGAAATTAGAGAAGAGGCAAAGCATACGGTACAAACCAACATGCCTTGTGCAGGTCAATTAGAGTTCATGCATGGCAACGACGGATATAACTATTCAGGAACATTTAAAGTAGTTCCTCAAACCGCACAAATTTATTTGTTCCCCGCAGACCTTAAACACACTGTCTATCCTTTTACTAGTGATGTAGAAAGGATAACAATGAGTTTTAATGTATTCAATATTGAAACACAATGACAATCTGGCAAGATTACATCGACGCTCTCTTTAAAACCTTTCCTCAGTTAAAAATTACTGAGGAGTGGGCAAGATGGGAAAACAAAGATGCTAAACTTATTGCGAATATTCGTAAGGGAAAGCATTTTATTAAAGCAAGAGAAGCACACATTACTGATCCTAGATCAGATATTTACAATACAATTCTATACCCTAGAACAAATCATCCTGCAACTGATACTAGGAATCTTCCTTGTTTTGGTATGGACTTGATGAAATTTTCTGATAGAAAAGTTATCATCGTATTTGATTTCCAACATCCTGTAGAAAAATATTTGTTCTCTGTTGATGGACTACCAGAAGATGATGGCAAGTATAGATTTTTTGAGATGGGAAATCACTTCTCTAAGAATATTTTTGTGAGATACTGCAAACCAGAAGAAGTTAATGTTTATCTATCAGAGTTTAAAAAGTATTTGACAAAGTACAAAAATATGGTAGAATTAGAGAAACCAAATAATGTCGATACATCCGTCTATAAGGAATTCGATCAATACATGACAGAGTTAGATCCTGTTAGAGGGTATCTTAAGACTAAATTTGGTGAAGAAAAATCTGAATCTTTTGTAAAAGATTTCTTATTTACTTATGGTTAATGCGTGGGCACTTGCTGCCTCTATACTAGATGGAACATTTGATGAGGATTATCCAGTGACAGGTTTATCAACAGCTTCTTCTGAGTCCAATTGGATTTCGACTGAACTTGGCAGTGTTACTATTGATACTAGTAATGCACCAGAGATTTTAAAAGCTCCTGTGCATTTTAAGTATAATGAAGATAAGATCTTGAAGGCAATTCAAGATTATATCGGTAGAACATATGCTGCTCATTATTCTAATAATGAAACGCAAGTACAAACTCTAGACTTAATTGATGCTGTAGGAGATGCTGCAGCGTTTTGTCGTAGCAACATTTTAAAATATGCATCTCGATATGACAAGAAGGGCAGCATGCGTCTTGACATTGAAAAAATTATCCACTATGCTGTATTACTGTACCACTTTGAAGGACTAGACAAGGAATCTACCAATGGATATGAAACTTTCTGAAAAAACAATTAGTTTGCTTGAAAACTTTTCTTCTATCAACCAGTCCATTCTGGTCAAGAAGGGTTCTAAACTTCGCACGATTAGTGTGATGAAAAACATTCTTGCAGAGGCAGATGTTGATGAGAATTTTGAGCGTGACTTTGGGATTTATGATCTCCCTCAGTTTCTTAACGGTGTCAATCTTATGAAAGATCCAGATCTGGATCTTAAGAATGAAACCTACATGATTATTCGCGAGGGTAACAACACCAGAGTCAAATTTGCATTTGCAGATCCTGATGTTATTATCAGTCCTCCTGAAAAACCAATTGATCTTCCTACTAAGGATGTAACATTCCAACTTGATAGTTCTCAACTTGGAAAATTGCTCAAGGCATCATCTGTATATCAGTTGCCTGATCTATCCGCTATTGGTAACGGTAGTGAAATTACCCTTGTAGTTTCTGATCGTAAGAACGATAACTCTAACGAGTATTCTCTTAAGGTTGGTAAAACAGATCAAGTCTTTGAATTCAATTTCAAGATCGAGAATATTAAACTTATTCCTGGTTCTTACGATGTTGTTATCTCAAAGAAACTTTTATCTAAGTTTACTAACTCAAACTACAATCTAGATTACTTTATTGCACTTGAACCAGATTCAGTGTATGATGAGTAAGATGTGGAGAATATGGAAGTATTCTTTAGGTAGTTTCTCTGATGACAAGACAGAACCTTATGACAACTACATCGCTGGCGTACGGACTATTGTATTCATCAGTTATCTTGTTACTAATTGTTTTATTACAGCAGGGGTGATCCGTCATTGGAACGACACTCCTGCTTCTTCTGATTATGAACATCTTCGTGACTAATCCATCACCCTATGCGTCTGCTCAGGTATTACCTGACAAACACATTGTCAAGATGCCACTAGAGACATGCCAAATGCTTTCTATTGTGTGTTCTGAGAAATGGGGTCATGGTTATGGTGAACTGCATCGTCTTGATGGTCAAGCATACAAGACAGAGAAAGGTGCATTTCGCAATCACCCATGCACTGCATGGGCAAATGAATCTCTTACTAATACATGGTGGTTACTCACTCATGGTCTAGCATTATGTGCAGAGTATACTCATAGATATGGTAAGACTCATAGTTGTCAACAAACTATAGAAGAGGCATCAAATATTATTCCTCTTCGTAAACCAAAAACACCATCATCATTTACCTTTGCAGGTCCTGATGAGTTCAAGTTCGATACAAGTATTGATATCTTTACTGCCTATAAAAGATACATTGCATCTAAACCTTGGGTGTCAACAAACTATCTTCGTGACCCATCTCGCAAACCTAACTGGATAACATGATTAATTTTTTATTGTTTAATGCAGGTATATTGAACATAATGTTCTATATTTTTGCAATTGGTTTTGTTATCTCATTGTTATTAGAACAGTTTGTTAAAGACAATGAAAGAAGTTTATATATCGTACAGTCCAATAGAAGATATTGTTGGAGACAAGCATGGGTTTCTAATTTATTTTGGTTCCTATGTAACATTGGAATATGGTTGATACTTAGAAGTCAACAAACACCATCAGATACATTTTGGAATGGTATTTAAAAATGAAACACATACTTTTTACTTTGAGAGGATGTGATGCAGATCTTCTAAATGATAGTTATCATATTAGAACAGGATTAGTCGCTGCTGCTAGAGAGGCAGGATCTAAAATTATAGATGTATCGACACATTGTTTTGAACCACAGGGAGTAACATCAATTGCTCTTCTTGCAGATTCCCATTTATCAATTCATACATGGCCTGAAAAGAAAATTGCAGTATGTGACATTTTTACTTGTGGTGATGACACTACACCAAGAAAAGGTGTAGAATACTTAAAGAGGTGGTTTAAGTCCGAAGGATTTGATTACCAAGAAATTACTAGATTATTATGAACCCCATTGACACAAATCGCATTGCTAATGCTCTTGAGAGAATTGCTACTGCACTAGAACATTTCAACATTGAACATGCTCACATCGATGAGATTGATCACAATCATGTTGAAGGTGATGTAAACACTCATGCTAAAACTTGGTAATGAAAGAATTTGATTATGAACTCGACTACAAGAGACTTGATTTTACAGACGAGGAAACTCGTAAACTATATCGTATCGGAAGAGGCGAGCAAGGGGTTCTATTGGTTCGCCCTTATACTAACGACATCTGTGCTCATTGGAGATTTAAGACTCCAGAGACTGCAGTAAAATCATCTAATAAAATCTATGCAATGTATCTCGACTATCGAGATGAAAAAGATTTTATTGGTATGGATATGTGTCGTAAGTTTTTAGAAATGGGTTTTACCAGATCAAGGCGATACGCTAACCATCGCACAGGAAAGAAATACGATGATGAAGGTAATGTAAGACCCCAAGAACCAGATCATGCTACTTGTGATTTTGCTAAGTCCGCTACTATATTTAAGAAAGTCAGGGACATTGTAGCGAAGAATCCTGAGTATGTTAGAATGAGAAAACATTGGAGGTCTAATGAATGAGGAATGAGTTTTTGTGGGTTGAAAAATACAGACCCAAAACAATTGATGAATGTATTCTTCCTGATAGCATTAAAAAAACTTTTAATGATTTCCTAGCACAAGGTGAGATCCCCAATCTGTTACTTGCTGGTCCTGCAGGTGTTGGTAAAACAACAGTTGCTAAGGCACTATGTGAACAGTTGGGGTGTGACTATATCTTGATCAATGGATCTGATGAGGGTAGATTCTTAGACACTGTAAGAGGTCAGGCAAAAAACTTTGCCTCTACTATGTCCTTGTCTGCATCTTCTAATCATAAAGTTATTATTATTGATGAGGCAGATAATACTACCCATGATGTTCAGTTGTTATTGAGAAGTAATATTGAAGCGTTTCATAAAAATTGTAGATTTATTTTTACCTGTAACTACAAGAATAAGATCATTGAACCTCTACATTCTAGATGTTCAGTTGTAGAGTTTTCTATCAAGGGAAAAGAAAAGGCAGAGATTCAGGTATCTTTCTTTGAGAGAATTGTTGGCATCCTTGAAAAGGAAGGATGTGATGCAGATAAAAAAGTTTTACTTAAGTTAATCAATAAGCACTTTCCTGATTGGAGAAGAACTCTTAATGAGTTGCAAAGATATAGTGTTAGTGGTAGAATAGACAGTGCTATACTTGCAGATTTCTCTGATGTCAAGGTCGAAGATCTTATCAAAAGTCTTAAGACTAAAGACTACCCTACTGTCAGAAAGTGGGTCAATGCTAACATGGACAATGATTCTGCTGTACTTCTGCGTCGTATTTACGATGGTCTTACAGTATCCTTGGGCGGTCCTAGCATTGCTGCTGCTGTGCTTATCATTGCTAAGTATCAGTATCAAATGGCGTTCGTTGCAGACCAAGAGATTAACCTTCTTGCGTGTCTCACGGAAATAATGGTGGAGTGTGAATTTAAATGATTTTTTGGATTGGATTTACCCTTATGGTATTAAATGAGGGTTTTGTCATGATGAGACATGTATCACCTTTCTTTGATAACTTAAGAAAAAAAGTAATCAAGAAGTTAGGTGACAAAAGATGGTATAGACTACACGGCACTCTAGACTATACATGGATCGGTCTTGTCACGATAGGAATTATAGTTTGTCCTAATAAACTATTTCATATAGCAGCAGTTGCTATATTCTGGGGTGCTTCATTTGTAATCTTTTATTTACCGAGGTGGATCAAACGATGAAATCTCTTAAGACACCACTTAGATATCCTGGCGGTAAGTCTCGTGCAATTACAAAGATTGCTACACACTTTCCTGACCTCTCTAAATACAGAGAATATCGTGAACCTTTTCTTGGAGGAGGTTCTGTTGCAATATATGTGTCTAAGATGTATCCCCATCTAAATGTTTGGGTAAATGATTTATATAAACCTCTCATAAATTTTTGGAAAACATTGCAAGATGATGGTGATTTTTTATATGAAACTCTTAAAGAATTAAAGACTAAAAATCCAACACCAGATTTGGCAAAAGAACTCTTTCTAAATGCAAAGGAGGATATCAATGACGGAACACAAAGTGACAAAAATAGAGCAGTTGCTTTTTATATTGTTAATAAGTGCAGTTTCAGTGGTCTTACTGAATCATCTTCCTTCAGTAGTCAGGCAAGCGATTCCAACTTCTCAATGCGAGGCATAGAAAAATTGCCTGGTTATACTAAAATTATTGCAGACTGGAAGATTACTAACTCATCATACACTGATCTGTTTACCGACACTCGTGATGCATTTGTTTACTTAGATCCACCATATGAAATTGGTGATGCCTTGTATGGTAAGAAAGGTGACATGCACAAATACTTTGATCATCAAGAGTTTGCAGAAAACTGTGATAGAGATACCTCTTATCAACTTGTATCATACAATAGTAGTCAGTTGATTAGAGACAGATTCAAGGGATGGAACCTCTCTGAATTTGACCATACATATACTATGAGATCTGTTGGTGACTACATGAACAACCAACAAGATAGAAAAGAATTGTTAGTTTTTAATTATGATCATCCTAGGATTGCATAGTGCTGTTGCATGGGACGGCAACAATTCAGACGATTGGTCTAGAATTCATGATGCTGGAGCAACTCTTTTTATTAATGGAAGACATCATCGCAGTATTAGTGAAGAAAGATTGAGTCGTATTAAGTATGATGGTGATTTTGCTGAAAGATCTATTGATTATGTTTTAGGTGGAATATCAAAAGAAGATGTAAATATTGTTGCGTATTCTCCAAGTGCAGTTCACCTATGTAACATGCACTCTATGGATAAAAAAATTAGTGCGTTTTTAAAAAACATGTTTCCCAATGCGGAAATATGGTTTGTAGGTCATCACTTGGCACATGCCATGTCTGCTGTAGTTACATCACCTTTTAAACAAGGAAGTTATCTTACACTAGACGGCATGGGTTCTGCACAATGGGACTTTGCTGCAGGTATGACTAAGGGATATGAAAATCATAGTATAGGAACTTTTGATTTAGATAAGAAAAATCTTATCAACCACACAATGAAGAGTGGATCGGGAGAAAATTCTTTCGGTGATTTTTATATGAACTTGGCATGTTATGTTTATAAAATGGCATTGTCAACAAAAACAGTAGATGATAAATTTCATTATTCATCTAAAAAAGATTTAACTAAAGTTCTTCAATTTAGTGCAGAAGGAAAGATAATGGGATTATCTGCCTATGGCAAACCTTCTACAAAAAATACTCCATATACATTTTCCACAGAAATTGCACCACAGATGATGGGAATTGATACATATGAATTCGGTCCTCCGTGGATAAACTTTCACAAATACAATGAAGTTATAGAACATATTAAAGATCTTTCTTCAGAGGATGCAGCATACTATGTTCAAAATCATTTTGAGGAAGCTATTGTCAAATGGATTACTAGTTTACGACAAGAAGGATATCTATCAGAGAATGTATGTTTTGCAGGTGGATGTTTTTTAAATGTCTGTGCAAATACTTTACTAAGACCTTTATTTAAAAATATTTGGATACCTCCATTTACAAATGATACTGGTGTACATTTTGGAGCAGCAGCATGGGCATCAATGAGATGTAATGAAGAACTACAGATGCCAACAAATGTTGCTTTTCTAGGTAAAACTTATGATGACTTTATTCCTGATGGAGAAAAAGAATACTTTGAAGACTTTGATTTGTTGTGTGAGGTAGTTGCTAAAAAAATCAAAGATGAAAATGCTATCATTGGTTGGTTCCAAGGTCGATCAGAACATGGTCCTCGTGCTCTTGGATCTAGATCTATTCTAATGAGTCCATGTAAACTAGAGAACAAGGATATTATGAACTCTAGGGTTAAACACAGAGAGTATTGGAGACCTTTTGCTGGTGTAATTCAAGAGCATTTAGTTAAAGATTACTTTAAAGAGGGATTTAGCACTCCTTACATGCTATTCTCACAGCATGTTAAGACAGATAAATTACCTGCTATTACACACGAGGATGGTACATGCAGAATTCAAACTGTAAATCGTGATCAAAATGAAAGATTATATTCTCTTCTAGAAAAAGTAGAACATGGTTGTCTACTCAACACATCATTTAACGATAATGGTGAACCTATTGTAGAAGAACCAATGGATGCTATACTAGCATTTAGGAACATGGACATTGATTACCTCGTTATTGGAAATTATTTGATATGGAATTAAAAGACTGGTTAAATTCAATCAATCACACTAAGGAATTGCCTGAGGATCCTCAGGATATCAAGTCCTATCCACCATTTATTGTCAACAAATGCCTTTCAGGAACATTAGATTCTGTTTTATTTGCTAATGAGATGAACAAAAACCCTCATCTTGAAAAACAATTGCAGTATGATTTCTTACGCAACTCTCTTAGAAAGAAGAAAAGGTTTGCTCCTTGGTTAAAATCAGAAAAGATTAAAGATCTTGAGGCAGTAAAAAAATATTATAATTATAGTCACGCTAAAGCGGAACAAGTCATGAGAATTTTGACTAGAAAACAGATAGAATATATAAAACAAAAACTAGATACTGGCGGCAGACTATGAAAATATTGAGTATTGATCTAGATTTTATATCTGGTCCTGCTATCTTACATAATGATCAAAAAATTTATGAACATTGTGATTCAGATGGTTTAGATATGTGGCCAGTGCCTAAATGGTACGAATTATTTTCAACATATCCTAATCAATTTTCTCATGAACTTAATATTCAGAATTATCATTACTGTCTAAGGACTTATTTAAGGACTCTAGCACACACTAGTGAGGTTTACTTTGGATATGATCATGATAATATTTTGTATGGTCTAGAAGGTCATACAGACATCGAAGTGGTGAATATTGACCACCATGATGATGTATTTTCTGGTAACTTTGGTTCTCCTGATGATGAACTAAGAAGTTTACAACAGTTTGAGAGAATAATGGAGGGTAATTGGGGGTTATATCTACGAAAACAGAACAGATTAAAGTCATTTACATGGATAGGTAACAGTGATAGTCATAATTTAGTGCATATACCTTTTGCTGAAAAGCATCTTAACAATTTTAAATTCTCTACTCCAGAAGAGTATGTCTTTGACAACTATGAGTTCGACCAAATTTTTGTCTGCTTGTCACCAGGTTATATCCCACCACTTCATTGGCATATGATTGGAACATTCATGACAATATTTGAGGAGATGACAGGAAAGGAGGTAGATTTAGGGCAATTTAGAAAAAAATACGAGATGGAAAAGTATTATCAACAAGTGACTGACTACATTCGTAGTGGGAAAATGTAAATCCTAAATAGAAAATATGAATCTACATTAATAGAGACAATGAGTGTTGTGACTGAGAATACAGTAGACTGGTCTGCTGACAAAATGGTAGAGGTTTCTTTAGGGGAACCAGACGATTTTTTAAAGGTAAGAGAAACATTAACTAGAATTGGTGTTGCCTCTCGTAAAGAGAAAAAGTTGTATCAATCTTGCCACATTCTTCATAAGCAAGGAAGATACTTCATCGTTCACTTCAAAGAACTATTCGCTCTTGATGGCAAGAGAGCAAATTTAACCGTGAATGATGTTCAGCGTAGAAATCGCATTGCCCAATTGCTTGCTGATTGGGGATTGATCAAGATTTTTGACGCAAATACTATTCAAGACATTGCACCCTTAAACCAAATCAAGGTATTAAGTTATAAAGATAAGGGTGATTGGATCTTAGAAACCAAGTATAATATCGGTAGAAAAAAGACTGAGGAAGAGTGACAACATTAGTTAATCATTTGACTGCGTTTTGGACAGTCGTGGTGATGAATTGTATTCAACCAGTTAACTGGGAGTATTGCTACAGGGTAGATCAGTGGCTCTTGCCAGAATTGCAGGAAGGGTATAGAATATGGTCAGGAAAAACGCAACCTTATCAAAGTGAGAAGGATTTTTTAAATTCATTATGAAACTAACCCAAGAAGTTATTGATCAAATCCAAGAGGCAATGAACCATACTAAAAAGAATGGTGACATTAACTGGCAAGATGGCGATGAGATCGATGTTTGTTTAGCAGGTACATTTGCTGCGGATAAATTTATCGTCATCCACAATAGGACAAGGAGTAGCACTTCCAAACATAATATTGTTAAATGAAAAAATTTATTTTTGATGTCGATGGTACATTGACTCCAGCAAGACAAAATATCAGAGATGAATTTTTGCCTTTCTTTTATGATTTTGTTCTCCATAACGAAGTTTACCTTGTCACTGGTAGTGACAGGGATAAAACTATAAAACAAATTTCACCTGGTATATACAATAACTGTAAGAGAGTTTATAACTGCTCTGGTAGTGATGTATATGAGGGTGATCTTTCTGTTTATAGAGATGAATGGGAGTTGCCTATTGATGTAGAACAACAACTTAAATTGGAATTATGTAATAGTGCCTTCCCTATTCGTAATGGTAATCATATTGAGAGAAGACCTGGCGGAGTTAATTTTACAATCATGGGTAGAGGTGACAATACAGTTTCTTTATTAGAAAGACAGGCATATGTTGATTTTGATAAAAAAACTAATGAGAGAAAAAATATGGCAGAGAGACTTAGGAATATGTTTCCTAATCTTGAGGTGCAAATAGGTGGACAAACTGGACTTGACCTAGGTCCTATTGGTAATAATAAGAGTCAAATAATGAGAGATTTTAAAGATCAAAGTGATATTATTTTCTTTGGTGATATGATGGAAGAGGGTGAGATTGATTATGACATCGCTGTTGCTGTAGAGAAACAGGGCGGTAAAGCGTACTCTGTTACTGATTGGGAGGATACCCGTCAGAAATTGATCGGATTGCAACACTGACATAAATGTCAGGTTGTGGTTAAATAGTAATGTCGCCTTAGGGGACACAAACTAAACTCGCTCAATGGAGGAGCATCATGGCTAACATTCAAAGATTTCATGCTGCCGATTTACCAGACTTAATGGATCGGATTACTAAGAATAGCATCGGACTCGACACTTATTTTGATCGTTTCTTTGATCAACAAACTTCTAACTATCCACCTTACAATCTTATCAATGTAAGTAATGTGGTATCTAGACTAGAAATTGCACTAGCAGGATTTAAAAGAGATGAAGTTAAAGTTTACACAGAGTATGGTAAACTAGTTGTAGAAGGAAAAAAAGAAGAGAAAGAAGATACAAACTATGCACATAGAGGACTAGCACAAAGATCATTCTCAAGAGCATGGACTATTGCTGATGACACCATTGTCAAGGAAGTTAACTTTGAAGATGGATTGCTATCAGTCACGCTAGGAAAGGTAGTACCAGAGCATCACGCTCGAAAAGATTGGATCTAAAGTCAGGAGGGTTGCGACCCTCCTTTTTTTATGGTATAATTATTTTGTTGATCTGACGAGGTTGACAAGGGAGTGACTGAATAACCCTGTTGGAATTAGGCGGGGTAATGTAAACGGTCAGGGGTGGTGCCCGCATCTTCGGATGAACTTCTTACCAGAAGGACTGTTGTTGTTATGTACTAATTTTCGCACTAGCGATTCCCATAACTTGAGGGTAAAATGTATTCCCTCCTCCCACCCTAAATATTTTTTTTAAATAAGCATGTCTGTTAAAATTGCTGTTTTGAATAGTGGTACGCAAATCCTAGCGGATATCAAAGAAGTTACTGATGGAGATATTAGATCATATCTTTTAATTAAACCATTTGAAATTATCTACACAACAGATATTAAATTCCAAGAGGAAAAAAATTCTGCAGGTGGTGAAATTAAAAAGGTTGGTCTTAGAACTTGGATGGAAATTTCAGAGGACGATACATATATCATGAATCCTTCTACAGTCTCTGTTGTATGTGAACCTGTAGGTGAACTCAGAGAAATGTATGAAAACCTAACCCATGGGAGGCGAGAGTAATGCCAGTTAAAGTTCTTGTAATGAAAGGTGACTCTAAAGTTTTGATCACTAAGATTAGAGAGGTTGCTGCAGATATTGGCGAACCAGATTGTGAGTTGACTGATCCAGTTGAGTTTACTGTAGGCAAAGAAGATTGGAAAGATAGATTGCAAAGATGGCCAGGTAAGGGAGTAACAACACAAAACAAGTGTAAAATCTCATCAGATGCTATACTAACTATTGTTGATCCAGAATCAGAACTACTGTCGGAGTATTTGAAGGTTATTGAATGAAGTTCTATACAAATGTGGTAATGATCGGGGATCACTTCCTCGTTCGTGGTTATGACAAAGGAGAGTATTTCCAGTTCCGTGAGAAATACTCTCCTACTTTATTTGTACCCGCAAAAAAGAGAACAAAGTATCAAACCCTAGAGGGTGATTATGTTGAGAAGATCAAACCTGGCACTGTCAGGGAGACAAGAGACTTCATCAAAAAATATGAGTTCGTAGAAGACTTTCCCATCTATGGTCAGGATAGATTTATCTATCAGTATATTGCTGATAGTTATCCTGAGAGTGAGATTAAGTTTGACATATCAAAAATTCGTTTATATACAATCGATATTGAAACCAAATCAGAAAATGGATTCCCCGATGTAGAATCTGCTGATCAGGAGATGTTGCTCATCTCTATGCAAGATTACAATACAAAAGATATTATCACATGGGGTATTGGTTCATTCAAAGTTAAGAAGGATAATGTTGTCTATCGCCAATTCAACAATGAGCATGATATGCTCAGTGATTTTATTCAATGGTGGATGGACAATACTCCAGACATTGTGACTGGTTGGAACATTCAACTGTTTGATATTCCATATCTTACTAAAAGAATGGATAGAATTCTTGGTGAGAAACTAACTCGCAGGATGTCACCATGGGGTTTGGTATCTCCTCGTGAAATTTATATCAAAGGTCGTAAACATCAAACTTATGATATTGGTGGTATCACACAATTAGATTATCTCGATCTCTATAAGAAATTTACTTATACAAATCGAGAGTCATACCGATTGGATTATATCGCACATGTAGAACTGGGGCAGAAGAAGTTGGATTGGTCTGAACATGATACCTTCAAAGCATTTTACACTAATGATTGGCAAAAGTTCGTAGAATATAATATAATTGATGTGGAACTTGTTGACCGTCTTGAGGACAAGATGGGACTTATCCAGTTGGCATTAACCATGGCATATGATGCCAAGGTCAATTACTCTGATGTGTTCTATCAAGTCCGCATGTGGGACAACATAATTTATAACTACCTAAAGAAGAGAAACATTGTTATTCCTCCGAAGGTAAAATCCGACAAAGACGAAAAGTATGCAGGTGCTTATGTTAAAGAACCGATTGCGGGACTCTATGATTGGGTTGTTAGTTTTGACCTCAACAGTCTGTATCCTCATCTTATTATGCAGTACAATATCTCCCCCGAAACACTCAGGGAGAGCAGACATCCCAGTGCGAGCGTTGAAAGGATTTTAAAGCAAGAGATTGCTATTGATGGAGAATTTGCAGTGTGTGCTAATGGAGCACAGTATAGAAAAGATGTTCGTGGGTTTCTCCCTGAACTCATGGAGAAGATGTACAACGAGCGTGTGATCTTCAAGAAAAGAATGCTTTCTGCTAAACAG